GAACCCGGCGTTGATATCCAGGTCTATTGCTCGAACTTCAACGACAATCATTGCCGCACTGGCAGCAGATGTTGCCGTGTAAGTTCCCGACGCGGATTGCGTCACGACCGTCCATACTTGATTCGCGGCGGTTGCGATTGCACCAATCTTGGTCCTGATTCGAGTGAACGTCAGAGCCTTTGAATTGGTTCCCGCGTTGTCGGTTGCTTGCTTCAGCGTGAACACTGGATCATCTCCAGCGGTCCCAACCGCCTTATACAACACGCACACAACACGTTCGCACAACGCCATGTTGATCCACGTCCCGTTGTTTGCGGCTGTCTGCATGTCAACCGGAAGGAACGCCGGAACAATGTCATGTAACTCAAGAAACTCTGCATTAAAAATCCCGGCCATAATTCAGATCCTTTCTAAAGGATTAGCGAGCGCCCAAGGTGACGAAACTGGATTGAGTATTGCTACCCTTGAACGGTGTAATTGGGCTGTTTTCCCAAGGGCAAGCGTTCATTCGCATTGTGAACCGCAACGCAAGCTGATCGGTCAAGAATTCAACGTGCATCGAAACAGCTTGAGCCACGCCGCCTTTGCTGATCGACAGGACTTGCCCAAGATCAGCGAGGGTAACGTCCCCCTGATTTCCGATGCTGGCCGCAAATTCGATCGGCTTGATTTCCGATCCGTCTAAGGTTCCGTACGATGCCGTTGACAGTCCGCCTGGTGGCATATAGGTCGCAATACCCGCCGCACCGATGCCGAGCGTCATCGTTCGCATCTGTGGTAGCGTGTCCTGATTGACATACCATTTTGCCCGTGGGCGATAGCCAGCGAAGAACCGACCGCTGGCTTTGGTGATGTTGAACGTGTCCAGGGTCGCCGGTCCTTGTCCAGGCTCTTTGGTGATCGCAATCAGAGACGGAGAATTCAAGATTCCGAGCGGTTTCCCGACACCGTCACCGTTGAACAATGCGTCGCCGATCATGAAGTTGAATTCGTCCGAAGCTTTGTTCGTGACGTACTGTTCAAGTGCTTGCCCGCTGTCTGCAATCAACTCATCGGTCAAATAGACCACAACGGCCAGCTTCTGAAGCTTCAATTGAATTTCGCGGATAGTTGGCTTGCTGGCGGTGATGGCATTACCTTCACCCGTCCAGTATCCACGCAAACCCCCGTGTCGTGAGCCGTTCACGCGACTCGTTTCGGCGTTCGCCAAGAACGTCATGTTGTTCCCGGCGACCGTGTAATTGTCCGTTGCCGAAAACAGGTCGTTGCCGTAAATGCGACTGAAAATCTTGGTGTTGAATTCCGGCATCACCGAAAATCCACCGTCAGCCCCAATCGCCTCAGACATGCCTTGAACGGCTTTGTAGTGGCTGACCATTCGGTCTTTGAACGCGGTTGTCTGATGGCCCTCAAATCCACTGCGAACAAAGTCGCCCATGGATTTGAATTCGCCCCAAGGCTTGTAGCCCTGCTTGATCAGGGACTTCATTGCGAATTTTGGACGCTTGGCAACCTGCCCCTGTCCCTGATACCCGGAAACGATCGTCACTGATTCGTCGGTTTCTTCCCACTCTCCAGTCGTCCGACCTTCGTCGTCGCGTCGAACGCCACTAAAGTTCGGGGTTGACTGCAACGATTTCAACTGAGATTTCAGTTGCTCGTTTTCAGCCTTGGTTTCATCAACCATTCTCACAACTTCGTCAATCGTCGGCGTCGGCATGTTTTACCTTTCCGTAAAACGTGGCTATGGATTTGGCCAATCGGCCACGGTTACTTTTTGAGTTTGGCGAACAGTTCGTCCAGTTTTGCTTGCTCAATTGCTTGAGTGTCAACAACTGGCGTTGGAGTGGATTTCGCAGCGTGGGCAGCGGCAGATAAGGACTTTGCTTTTGATGCCCATCGAGTGGCGGTCGTTTCCATCTCCATCAGCAGCACTCGTTGACTTTGCGTCAAGTTTCGCTGCGATCGAATCGACTTCAGGGAAACCGCAAAGCCTTTCAGTGTGTTTTCGTGAACACCCTTGGCGAGCCACGCTTTCATTTCCGATGAAGACTCTTCGTCTCCTTCGCCGTCTTCATCTTTCGTGGCAAATTTAGGGTAGTGTTCCGAGTGAGAGCCTTTCAGCCCCGTCATCACGTCTTTGACGCAGTCTAATGCCCCTCGCATGGCTGCTGTTGCGCCTGGATGCTCCATTGCACCCATGCCAGACTCAGCCTTTTTATTGGCTTCGCAGAGCGCTTTGTGATACCCGCTGATCATTCCGGACCCAAACGGAGCTTGCGTTGCAGACTCATCGCCTTCGTCGGCTGGGGTTTCGGAATCATCCCGATCTTCGTCTTCGTCGTCGTTTTCTTTCATTTGCGTCTCCCGAGTTAAACCAATTCCCGTCACCTTTCGCGGAGGCATTACCGCTGATAGGCTTTTCCAAATGCTTTGCACGATCGGCTTGCCGCCCAATCGATTACGATTCAGCGTTTTTCCAACCGCATCAGGGTTGACGCCAATTGCACACCACGACCATTCTTCCAGTTGCCATTCGCTGACAACTTGAACGGCTCGACCGTCTTTGTATTGAGTTTTGAATTTGACGGGAGTCTCGCGAACCGACGTGGCCCGAACGATTCCTTCGTCGATCAACTCGAAAATCTGCGAAGCCTCAAGGGACTTCTGCGAAAACCAACAAGTTGCGTAAATGTCTTCGCCAATTTCAATGGCCAGTTTTCCGTCAGGACTGCGACTGGTTCCAATCGGAAGAACAATCCCCTCTAAGCCATGCCCCCATAGCACAACCGGGTTCTTCGCGTAAAACTTCAGGTCGCATCCCGTGGGAAGCAGTATGTCTCCAACCCGATCGACCGATGAAGTCGAAATGATGGCACGTGCAGACATTGCCTTTCGATCGACATACGGTTGACCGTTTTCCACGGTGCGTATTTCAGGCCCTTTCGCGAATTTTACGCGAGTTTTGGCGGGACTGTAGTCGTATTGATTTACCATGTTCCCGATTACAGCAATTCAATTGGTTGCTGTCAACCGCAAAAATCATTTTGACGCAAAATTTGTGTTCAATGTGATTTCCGGCTGTAGAAACGAAAAAAGCCTCGTCCAGTTACGAACGAGGCTTTTGTTGCTTGATGCCAGATTGCGATCAAAACGGTGTTTCATCGTCACTACTTGGCGCAGGAGGCTGAGCAACCTGCCGTTCTTCTCCTGGCCCCTCGTCACGCTTGCCGCCCATGAGCACAAGGTTTTCTCCGATCACGCGGAGTTTGGATCGTTTGTGGCTGGTCTCTTTGTCTTCCCATGAGTCGAGTTGAAGACGACCTTCAATCATGACCGGGCGTCCTTTGGCAAGGTATTCACCGGCAACCTCGGCCGTCCTTCCGAAGAGTGTCACATCAACGAAGGTTGTTTCCTCCTTCGCCTGGTTGGTTGTTTTGTCGAACCACTTCCGACTAATGGCCATGCGAAGTTCGGCAACGGCTGTTCCTCCGGTTGTGTGTTTGATCTGAGGATCTCGGGTCAGGTTTCCAATCAAGATCACTTTGTTGAACGATGCCATGTTGTCCTTTCAGTCTCGGTAGATTTTCATCACTGGCGGATGGTTGTTGTTGAAGAATTCAGCTAAGGAATCGAGAAGTGAAAGAGGATCATGAAATTGGTCCCACCCGGTGGCAGAGTATCCTTGATCTTTCCATTCCCAGTGATCTTCCATGACTTGATACATGAATGTTGCGGACGGATCGCTTTCCATAAAGACGACGGCGTTGGTACAGACTTCAACTCGCCTCGTCCCATCGGTAAGCGGATCAAGTTCCTGCAGCCGATATTTCCGCCCATTCAACTCAAACCCGTAGATCGGGTCTTGCACAATTACGTGGTACGCTGACACGATGTTTCCTTTCCCTGCTTCAAGATTGTTTTGGGCACTATGCGGACTCTGCGTCATCCCAAGAAGTCATTCTGAATTTTACCTTTACTGGGATCTTGCAATAATCCTGAGTTTTGATTAAAATCAGTCGTGATCGCAAAGATCAGTTTCGAAACGGTCCGACAACAAAATTGATGTCGGACTGAACGTTGGAG